GAAAAAGCCGCCGCCGATTTGACCAAGGCAATGGAAAAGAAGGACAAAGAACTGGCCGATTTCAAGAAGGAGATGGCAAGCAAGGAACGTGCCGCATGGGTCCTTTGGACTCGTATCGCCGGTTTGGGATTTATCATTATCGGCGCAATTATGGCCATTGTGTTCAAAATTATTCCCGAGGGGGCCTCTTTCGCGGGAGTTGGGGTACTTATCGGACTCATCAGTATTTTTATTAGCTGGCTAACTTCCCAGCCTTGGTTTATGTGGCTATGTCTGGGCATCACTGTAATAATCATTGCTCTAGGAATTTATGCTATCTATCGTATATGGAAAAAGCATGATGAAGAGCGTAAAACGGCCACGGATACCTATCGTTCGCTACAACGAGTAAAAGACAAAAACCCAGAAACTTGGAACACTGTATTGAAGCCAGAGCTTGAAGAAGGAAACGTCAAGTATGTCGAAAAAGACGGGATAATCACAAAAGAAACTGACCCCAAAAGAATTGCGTTTATAGATAAACGATTGGCCGAAGTGGGGGATAAATAGTGACCGCAGAGAGTAAACGGTGCAATGTTTGCCGGGAAATAAAGGGTTTAGACTTATTTCATCGTTGCAAAAGCGCGCCGGACGGACACGCTTGGACATGTAAGTCGTGTACGAAAGAGGTTGATAGGCAAAGATATTTGGCTAATCCCGAAAAAAGAAAAAAACAGGCTCAAGAATGGCGTCAAAATAATCCCGAAATGCGTCATGAAACTGGTGAAAAATATCGTAAGAAAAATTGGGAGATTATCAAAAAGAAAAATCGCAAAAATTGGGGAGACAAACATCGAGAATATCACCGAGCCTATCGAAAACGAGACTATGTGCGCGATAGATTAAATAGGCAACAGACTGAACGAAGAAAAAACGACATACAGTATCGACTAAAAGCAAGACTAAGGGCTCGTCTCCGAAAAGTATTATCACTAAAAGGTATTCGGAAATGCGACAAAACAATGGCGTTGGTCGGGTGCTCTCTTCCTGAGTTTCAGGTTTGGATTGCTTCTAAATTTGTCTACCCCATGACATGGGCGCATGTAGCGAACGGAAAGGTTCATATCGACCACATCATTCCTTGCGCGACCTTTGACCTAACAAATCCGGAGCAACAGAGAAAATGTTTTCACTACACAAACCTTCAGCCCTTATGGAGGGAAGACAACATGAAAAAGGGAGTGCGTTTAGATTGGACGGCTGAGCCAAACCCTGTCGCATTAGACCCTATCGGACTAGATTCGACAACTCAAACCGAACCTACGCCGAAGACATAAAGTTGACAGTGTCAAGCTTTTTCGCTATTATAGAGTATAATGCCCACTAAATATCAACAGGTGACGGTCAACATGTACTACAACATGCATCGGCACAATGCGTTGAAAAGACGGATGAAACCCCTTCCCCGAGAGGAGTGGTTCGTTTTGGTGGTGAATCCGTGCTATTATTGTGGAAGAATAGATACGAAATCTGTTCTTAACGCTTCGGGATATAAAGACAGAAAAACCCCCGACAAGGGATATTCTGTCCAAATTAATGGAGTAGATAGGATTGACAGCAACAAAGGATATGAAAAAAGTAACTGCGTTTCTTGCTGTGCCCAATGTAATGATTTTAAGTCTGATTTAACCCAAGAACAGTTTTTTACTCACGTTAGGAGTATATACCAATGTCGGCGTACTTAAGCAAGGTAGGAAGAAAGTATGGACGTTTGACGGTGGTAGAAAGTTTGGAAAGACTTCCTTATCCCCGTGTTGAACGACTGAAATGTTTGTGTGCGTGCGGCAAAGAAATCGTGAAAACAGCCAATCAATTACATGGGGCAAAAAGCTGTGGATGTTTAGCTTATGAAGCTAGAATCAAAAATTCTTCGTGTCGTAAGCCGAAAGCCCAGTCGTATGTCAATTCGGCCTATCATTGGCATAAACATAATGCGGTCAGTCGTGGCCTGACGCCTTTATCTAGGTCTGATTGGGAGAATATTGTTTTTAAGCCGTGCCACTACTGTGGGAATATAGACGCCCATACGATAAAGAGCAAACATCCGTTAAACTCTGATCTTGCTATTGTTACGAAAATTAATGGAATAGACCGCCTTTCTTCCGAGGGGGATTATTCAAAAGCTAATAGTGTCCCCTGCTGTACCATTTGCAATAGAATGAAAAACGACAGAACTAAAACAGATTTTATTAACCATGTTGAACGAATTATCAACCATCTAAATCTATGCCAATAAAATATTGTCCTTCAGCGGGTTGCGGGGCGCGCTTTGAGTCCTCGTATGAGCAACCAGCCAAGTTCTGTCCCAAATGTGGTAAGTCGTTGTCCGCTACGTTTATCCCCATTCCTACTTCAACAGTAGCCCCCGAACACTCAGTTGCTACGCCTGTTATACCGGGCCGCTCACAACGGGTATTCAGAGACGCACGAGGAAATGACATCTCTCATTTGTATCAACGCGCTGAGGTTCCACAACCCCAGCGTCGTCAGGGCGACGATGAATACGTGGATTTGGATGAAAAGTATGCATTGGCCCAAGAGTTGGCAGCATCCATCAGCGCGACGGATTTTGGCTTCAGTATCGCGGAGGACGCCAAAGACAAAAGTGTCAAGCTAGGTTCTATTCTGGGACCGGTATTGGCCGCTCAATCGTCCAAGGGTAAGACTAAGGCTAAGCGTAGCCGCAAAAGCTAATGGACGAGACTGAAGCCCTCTTTAAGGAGCACTACCCCGAGATAAAGAAGCTGATTGACAAGCGTCAGGCTTCTTGGCGTTTGAGTACCCTTCCTTGGGAGGATGCTTCCGCCATTATCCTCGAACGAATTTGGCGCAACTTTCATACGTATGACACCAAGCAGCCCTTGGACAGGTGGGTCAATACGGTTATCACTAACGCCATTTACAATCTTTTGCGCGACGGTCTGTATAAGACGGCTCGTCCTTGTATCGCCGCTACCTGCTACGGTAATTGCTGTGCCTACAATCTAGGCAACAACAAGTGTGGTTGGACCAAGTCGGGCGAACAGGATTCGTCCTGCAAATTTTACGCGGATTGGGAAAGGAAGAAGAAGGCGAAGTTTTCCGTGGCTACGCCACTCTCTATCGAAAACCACGTTAATGAGTCCCACAACATGCAGTGTGACTTTGTGGATATCGAAAACGCCAAGAAGGTGATTGATGAGAACATCCAGCGCCGCCTTACACAGGATGAATACAGGATTTACGTGCTCATGTTTATCAAAAACCTTGAGCCTGAGGAGGTGGGTAAGAAGATGGGGTACAAAAAACACGGGGACAACGATGTGCCCGGCTACCTTCAGATACGCAACGCCCGGTTGAAGATAGAAGAGGTCAGCAAGCAGATTCTTAGTGAACAGGGGATTATACGATGAGTGAAGAAAAGGGACATTGGAAAGTATATTCAAAACCGGTTGAAATAGACGGCAAATGGTACATTACAATCACGTCTACCGATGCACCCGAGGTTGAAGACCGACAGGGGTTTGACTCCAAAGAGGAAGCAGACCAATTTGTGATGGATGAAATCCTAAAGAGCGGACTGGATGCTGCCGAAACTCGCAAGAAGGATAGCAAGCGCAAGGGTAACTATGTAGACGCCAACTATCAACTGATTGAGTTGACTGACGAACAAAAGGCTTATGTAGACGCCAACTGGGATAAGCAGGATTTACTGACTTTAACCCGTTCCGCTTTCAAAGACGAAACCTTGGACGGACGTTCTACCGAAGGACGTAGCGTTAAGGCCTACATTGCGGGCAAAGGGGCAGAGGTCAAGACCACAGGCGACAGGCCGCGCAAAGGAGCTTATGTCCTGACCGACCCCCAGAAGACTTCTGTTACTGCGCTGCTCAACATGGACGAGCCTCCCAGCGTCAAGGAAATGTTTAAGATGATTTTCCCTGACATTAAGAATTACAGCCCTCTTTGCGGTGAATATCAAGCGCTGAGCAAGTTCGTCAAATCGGTCAACGAGGAAGCCATGGATATCTGGGAAGAGCCCGTTACCGAGCGCCGCTACAAGCCGCCGACAAATTTTCAAGCTTTGATTGGCATGGTTAACCGCTATGTAAACAATCCGGTGGACCCCAGCCGCGCCCTCTATGATAACGCGTCACTCAAGCCCGCGCAGGAGAAGAATCTAAAGGCGTTGCTGAGCTATATTCGTAGCACTAAATTCATTCTTCAGTCTAGCCAATATGACCGAAAGGCTGACCGTGAACTGTACGAGTCTACCTTTGTTCGCTTTGTTCAAGACAAGGCGGCAGACCTGATTCCCGAAGAGGTGGACATGTACATTTCCGCCGCCTCCGAAACTGTTCAGGTTGCACAGATTGAACGCGGCATCCAAAAACAAGAAAGACTGATTGACGAATGCCTAGATGAAAAAGACGACAAAGACGGACATAAAGCCCGCTTGTCCATGTCTCTGGTGGAGTCGGTCAATTCCCTGCGAGAAAAATTGGACAAAAGCAAGGGCCGTCTCAAGGGTTTGATTGAAAGCGTTTCGGGCTCGCGTTCGAAGCGTATTGATAACAAAACCAATAAGAATGACCATTTAGGCAATCTGTTGCAGCTTTGGTCTGACCCAGAAACCCGTGCGCGCCTCATCGAACTGGGTCTTAAGGAACACGAACAGGACGCAAAAGAATATGTCCGTATTCGCGACGCCGAAGAAAGCTGGGCGTTAATCGCGGGCATGGATGAGGACGAGGCAGTAAGTGGCCCCTAATGAATTCTCCACTTCCACTTCCCATCCTTTGTCCGGTTGATGACTCCGTGCATGATTCTCTCGAATCTTTGCACGCCCATCTTAAGGATATCCGGTACAAACGCTCGTCATTTTATGAGCGGTACTATCCACGTCAGGACGTTCTAACGGGCGAAAAGATTCCTTTCAAAGAAAGCCACATGCATGATATCGCGGGCTATCTTGACCAGAAGTTCGCCAAGAAAAACAATCTGAAAAAATGGCTGAAGCTCAACCCGGAAGAGGGGAAAAAGTGGGCCATAGAGTGGCTGAAGAAGCGTAAGGAGGAAAAGGGATTGGTTTATGCCCCGTCGCAGGCCGAACTTCGTTCTTTGTTGTGCCCATCCATGCCGTATTATGATTTTATCGGCGGCTACTACAAGATTACCCGAGAGTTGGGTTTCCAAGACCGTTATATGGACGAAGTCCCCGTGTTTACCCCATTGGGAGATGCGACCATTATTCAGGATACTCGGGAGCAAAATCCGTTGCATCTAAAGCACAAGGTTGTAGTGGCCAAGGTAGATGAAGGTGACTACGCCCTTGACGCCGCCCATAGCCAAGGTGTTTTTGTGGAGAGAAAATCATTGTCTGATTTCTGCGGCACTCTTAGCAGCCGAAAGATTGAGCGCAAGAAAAGCGAGGACAGTTCGTTTGCCCGCTTTGACCGCGAACTGGCCCGCGCCTTAGAACAGGGCCATTATATTGTTATGCTGGTAGAGGAAAATATCAACAACGCGCTAGGCTTTGAGTATCTTCCCCACATGCAGCGAGTACAGGCTTCAGCCTCCCACATCTTCAAGAATCTACGCGACCTGCTCGTGAAATATCCATTGTCCTTCCAAGTTGTGTTTGCGGACGGGCGCGTAGACGCCGCAGACAAGCTCGTCAAGATACTTGCTATGGGAAAACAGGCACGCAGGATTGACCTGCAAAATGCCCTTGAGAAAGGATTACTATGACATGGGTCTCTGGTAAGAAAACGCTAAGGGATTGCGAGGACATCAACGTCAAGTATCGTGATGAGCTAAAGGATGAGTTGCCCGAGGATGTAGCGCGCAAGACGCTGGGTCGTTTCCTCAAGTACAATATTGGGCTCTTGATTTTTTATCTCACTGGCTATACGCTGGAACCCTACCAGCGCCTGATGATTAAGGGCTGGCTCTTCAAAAACTTTTCCCTGACTATTGCCGCTCGTGGTCTTGGTAAGTCCATGATGTTTGCCCATTTTTGCTATGTGTACTGCCTGCTTCATCCCGGCAAACGCATCGTGATGACTTCCGCCACTTTCCGTTCCAGCCGTAAGATTCTTGAAATGATTGACGGTTGGTCAAAGAAAAAGCGTGGTATTCTGCTCAGACAGTGCATGGACGGCGACATGAGAAAGCGCCCCGACCTTTACGAGATTCGTTTCAAGAATGGGTCGTCTATTGTCGCGTTGCCCTTGGGCGACGGCGAAAGGCTTCGTGGTTACCGCTGTTCCGTGCTGGGCATTGATGAAGGCCTGCTTATCCCGCAGACCCTTATTGACACGGTCCTCAAGCCCTTCCTTATTTCCACGCCAGATGAAGAGGTCCAACGTCGTCAGCTTATTCGTAAGAAGGAGGAACGTTTAATCAAGGCCGGTAGGATGACGGAAGAGGAAAAGACCAAATTCCGTTCTGACGCCAAGATGGTTATCCTGTCCTCCGCGTCCTACACGTGGCAAGACCTTTACACCCTCTACCGCAAGTATCTCAAGATTATTTACGCGCAAGATGACGCCATGCTCAAAAAGCTGGATGAGAAGGAGCGCGCCCAGTTGGCTGAAGACAAGGATGCCGTTGCGGAGAAAGGCAAGGACGACGATATTGAGGCCACTTATCTGGTCCACCAAATTTCCTATCGCATGGCTAACCCGGACTTGATTGATAAGTCCATCCGCGAGGAAATTGAGTCGGGCATGTTCTCGGAGAACACGATTAAGCGTGAGTACGAGGCCCAGTTTGTGCAGGACTCTGACGGCTACTTCCGCGCCAAGGTCATGGAAGACTGTACGCTCAAGGGTCCGAATGACCCCACGGTGGAAATCATTGGAGAAAAGGGTGCCGAATACATACTGGCGATTGACCCCAACTTGGGTGGCTCGGAAGTCAATGACCATTTTGCCATGTGTGTCATCAAGATTGTGGACAAGAAGTTCCATGATGATTCCGTGCGCAAGGTCGGAGTTGTAGTTCATCAGTACGCCAATGCAGGCGCAAAACCCGAGCATCACATTGGATACTTCCTGTATCTGCTTACCCACTTCAATATTGTCTATGTAGCGGTAGATACATCGCAGGGCTCTAACATGGATTTTATCAATTTCTGTAATGAGTCGTTGCAGTTCAAACAGGCAAAGAAAAATTTGCAGGCCATCCAGTATGTAGACTTCGGCAAGGAAACCTTCGATGACCTAGTCACGGAAATCCAGCGCGGCTACAACTTGGAGGGCGGCTTCATCGTTCAGAAGCAATTTTTCCATTCAACCTTCCAAAAGGCGGCAAACGAATACATGCAGACCTGCTTCAATCGTCGTCAGCTTCTTTTCGCGGCCAAGGCTATTCCCAATGAGGGGGCTATGGCCAAGATGCGGAGTCAGGATATCGGTGACATCATCGCTTACCATCCTGATTTCGTCGGTCCCAATCAGGAACGCGGTGACATGGACGATTTTATCGCCCAGCAGGATGTACTAATAGACCTAGTCAAAAAGGAGTGTGCGCTGATTGAGGTAAAAGTCAGTTCTTTGGGTAATACCACTTTTGACCTTCCCGCCAATATCAAAAAGGCCAGCAAGAATAAGAACCGTTTACGCCGTGACTCCTATTCCGCGCTATTCCTTGGTAATTGGGCACTTAAATTGTACCTCGAATCCAAGTCTCGTCCTAATGAAAACTACGGAGGATTTTATGCGGGCTGGGCGACATAAGCTCGAAAGTACATTAAAGTACTTTGCTTTTGGTGTATAGGATTATCAATCATGGCAAGAGAATATAAGAAAACAAGTCCGTATTGGACTCAACGCAAGTCGGTTCAGGCGGCAACTCCCCAGTTTACCCCTGCCGCCCCAATGCCATTAGGCCAAGTCTTTGCCGAATTTTCTGCGGACAAACACTACACCGAGTCCGTTGCTGCTTGCGGAGGCGTTTCTTCCAGTACCCAAACCATGGATAACTGGGCTCCGACCATCAACGCCAATAACCTGTATCCCAATCTCCGCGCCGGTATCATGCCGTTTTCGGCGGAAGGTGGTTATTGGACGATGCAGGTTCCCATCACGTTGGCCACGCTTGCCTATTTTAACATTCCTCTGGTGCGCAACACCATCAACCTTCTTCAGGACTTTTCCATCTCGGACCTGAAGATTACCACGGAGAACAAGACGGTAGAAGCCTTTTTCACCAAGTGGTTTGAGTCCATCCAGCTTCCCAGCTTCATGTCCCAGTGGTTCTTAGAGTATTACCGCTCGGGCAATATTTTCATCTACAAGTTCAACGGCAATATCGCGCCGGATAAGTTTGCGAAGATGAAGACGGCATTTGCCGCCGCCGTCAGTCCTGAACTTCCCATCCGCTACATCATCCTTGACCCCAAGCAGGTTTACCTACAGGTCGGCCCCACTTTCAAGAACACCTACAGTCGCATGCTCTCGACCTTTGAGATTGAGAGACTGCGCAATCCAAAGACGCCCGAAGACAAGCAGATGCTGAAGGATTTCCCCCCGGACATTCAGAAGCAAATCATGCAGTACGCGGCGCAACCTTGGCTCTACGTCCCGCTGGATACGTCCCGTCTGTATTACAATTTCTACCGCAAACAGGACTACGAGCCCCTTGCGGTTCCCATGATTTTCCCGCTGCTGAATCGCTTGGAATACAAGCTGATGCTGGAACGTATGGACATGTCCTTGGTGCAGACCATGGAGCAGGTTTTTCTTCTCGTTACTGCCGGTCGTGGAGCGGACGAAAGAAATCCCGCCACTGACCCGAAAGCTCTTCAGAATCTGAGCAACATTTTCAAGACCCAAACTTTGGGTCGCGTACTTGTAGCCGACTATACCACTAAGGCAGAATGGAAAATTCCAGACCTGAAGGAATTGCTTGGCAAAGGCAAGTACGAACAGGTAGACAAAGACATCCGCGAAGGTTTGGGCTATCAGTTCTTCGGTGAAGAAAAATTCGCGAATGCCGCCATCAAGGCCAAGATGTTTATCGAAAGCCTTAAGGAGGGTCGTCGTGTCTTCCTGACCGATTTCCTCATTCCGGAGGTAAAAGCTATCTGTCAAAACTTGGGTTTCAAGCACGTTCCTAAGATTGAATTCCAAGAAATTGACGCTCAGGACAAGAGTGTGCTACAGCGGGTTTATCTGCAAATGGCCCAGCTTGGCCTTCTTACTCCGGACGAACTCAATCAGGCCATCACGGACGGATTGCTGCCTGAAAAAGCTGCTTCCATCAAGAATCAGGAAGAATATACGAAGCTTCGCGAAAAGGGTCTTTATCAGCCTCTGGCTCCTGAAAAGCAGGGCGACGAACAGGGTCGTCCGGGCGGTAGTGGTGGCACCAAGTCGCCGGGCAAGAAGGTCAGCCCCATCGGTACCAAGGCTTCCTCGTATCATTTTGATGTCAAGAAACTGGCCGATACCGTTTTTGCGATGTATGCTTTGAAGGGTGAATTCGAAAAGGTGTACAAGAAAAACTATGGTCTCAAGAAGCTCAATGATGCACAGCAAACCTTCGTTCATGCGGCTGCTAAAGCTGTAGTTGTCAATGAGGATGAGGCAACGTGGAAAGACAAGATTCAGGCTTATATTGACAATCCAAAGAATATTCCAGTAGAAGTACTTACGGAATTGTCCGCCATTTCTTCAGAATTCTCTGACCCCGAATACAAGGTGGATGACTGGACTGCCGTCGCTTTGTTCAAGAGCAAAAAAGATACTGACCAAAAAGAGTAACAAACTGGTGTATTCCTAAAGCTTATGCCTTTCAAGGAACCCAAGTTCAAGACTCTTTTTGCAACCCAGATTCATCCAATTGAGGCAACGGATGAAACACGGAATGAAGCCAAGGCGTCTCTAAAACAGCTTCGTAATCTTTTGCCCCCGGAAATAAATCCGGAAGAGGAGCCCGCATTGCTTTTTGTGGCCGGTAACCTTGCTGTGGGTGGCATGATTAACCTGAACGATGATGGTATAGACATCGAAACTGCATTGGCTGTTTACAAGAAATTCGAACGCCAGCAAATCAATGTTGAGCATGACCGCAAAGCAGTCGTTGGCTATATTGTTCACGCCGGTTTAAGTGAATTTGGTACGGACAAAATTATTACAGAGGAAGAGGCTCGCGCTGCCAACAAACCTTTTAACATCTCTGTCATCATTGCATTTTGGCGCACGGTGGCCAGAGAGTTATGCGACTATATTGAGTCGTCCTCGGTTCCCACTTCCACCCAAGAAAATGAACTGTCATTATCCTTTGAAGTGGGCTTTGAAGGCTATTATGTAGCAGTGCTTTCAAAGGATACTCCTGTTATTGCGTCGGCTACCATGGTAGTGCGTCCTGACGATGAAGCCTTCAGCCGATACAGCGGTGCATTGCGCGCCTATCGTGGGTCTGGTTTGGACCCCGACGATGCTAACAAGCACGTTTATCGTATCGTCAACGAGGAAGTTACTCCTCTAGGTGGTGGAGTTGTAACCGTTCCGGCTGCTTTTGTAAAGGGGTTAACGGCAATTACTAAGAAGCCAGAGCCTATAAAAGCAGAGGTAACAGATGAAGTTGAAGAGCCCGAAGACCCTGTACATGAAGCTCAGGAAAGAGAGGTTGAAGCCATGCTAAAAGCCCTTGAAGAGGCACGTAATATAGCGTTCGCCTTTATCACTCAAATGGACAAAAAAGCTTCAGCTTTTATAAAAACACCAAAAACTGGTGTATCGTCTGTTACCGCGATTAATTTATCTAATATGAAACTCGATATTCAGTCTCTCAAGGAACGCCTCTCGAAGGTGACCAAAATT